GTGTTCATGAAGGCCGCACAGCTCGGTGCGACCGAGATGGGCTCGAACTGGATCGGCTACGTGATTCATCACGCGCCAGGGCCGATGATGGCGGTGTGGCCGACGGTGGATATGGCCAAGCGCAATTCCAAGCAGCGGATCGATCCGTTGATCGAGGAGTCGGCGGCGCTGAGCGAACTGATCTCGCCAGCACGGTCACGCGACTCGGGCAACACCATCCTGGCCAAGGAGTTCCGGGGCGGTGTGCTGGTGATGACCGGGGCCAACAGCGCGGTCGGACTGCGCTCGATGCCGGTGCGGTATCTGTTCCTCGACGAGGTCGACGGCTATCCGCTGGACGTCGAGGGTGAAGGCGATGCGATCTCGCTGGCCGAAGCGCGCACGCGAACTTTCGCTCGGCGCAAGATCTTCATCGTGTCGACGCCGACGATCTCGGGGGCGTCGGCCATTGAGCGCGAGTACGAAGCCAGTGACCAGCGCCGCTACTTCGTGCCGTGCCCACATTGCTCGCATCGCCAGTGGCTGCGCTTCGAACAGTTGCGCTGGGACAAGGGCGCACCGGAGATGGCGGCCTACATCTGCGAATCGTGCGACGAGTCGATTGCCGAGCATCACAAGACCTGGATGCTGGAGCACGGCGAGTGGCGCGCGATGATCAGCGACGGGCCCGGCAAGACCGCGGGATTTCACCTGTCGTCGCTGTACAGCCCGGTGGGCTGGCGCAGTTGGCGTGACATCGCCGCCGCGTGGGAGAGCGCCGTCAACAAGGAATCGGGATCGGCGGCGGCGATCAAGACCTTCAAGAACACCGAACTGGGTGAGACCTGGGTCGAGGAGGGCGAAGCACCCGACTCGCAACGGCTGGTCGAGCGCCGCGAGGACTACCGCATCGGCACGGTTCCGCAGGGAGGACTGCTCCTGGTGGGCGCGGCCGGCGTGCAGAAGGATCGCATCGAGGCGTCGATCTGGGCCTTTGGGCGCGGCAAGGAGTCCTGGCTGGTGGAACACCGCGTGCTGATGGGCGACACCGCCCGCGACGCGGTGTGGAAGCGCCTCGCCGAGTTGATTGCGGAGAACTGGACGCATGCCTCGGGCGCGGCGATGCCGTTGGCCCGGTTCGCCCTGGACACCGGCTTTGCGACGCAGGAGGCCTACGCTTTCGTGCGCGCCTGCCGCGATTCGCGCGTGATGGCGGTCAAGGGTGTGCCGCGCGGCGCGGCCCTGATCGGCACACCAACGGCCATCGATGTCTCGCAGGGCGGCAAGAAGCTGCGCCGGGGCATCAAGGTGTTCACGGTGGCGGTCGGCATCGCCAAGCTGGAGTTCTACAACAACCTGCGCAAGAGCGCTGATGTTGGCAAGGACGGATTGACCACGGTGTTCCCGGCCGGGTTCGTCCATCTGCCCAAGATCGACGCTGAGTTCATCCAGCAACTCTGCGCGGAACAACTGATCACCCGCCGCGACCGCAACGGCTTCCCGGTGCGTGAGTGGCAAAAGATGCGTGAGCGCAATGAGGCGCTCGACTGCTACGTCTACGCCCGTGCGGCTGCATCGGCGGCGGGTCTGGATCGCTTCGAGGAACGTCACTGGCGGGAACTGGAGCGACAACTGGGGCTGGCCGGTCCGCCAGCCCTTGAAACACCTACTGAATCGATCAACGAGGCCACCCAACGCGGTGGCCTCGCTGTTTCTGGCAATCGCAACACCGGTCGGCGCGTGATCAAAAGCCGCTGGCTGTCCTGACACCTCAAGGAGAAAACATGTCCCTCGCCACTCGCATCGAAAGCCTGGTCATCCGCGTCGCGCAGGAGTTCAACGACGTCCGCGCCAAGGCGGGCAACCTGGCCAACCTCACCACGACTGACAAGTCGAATCTCGTGGCGGCCATCAATGAACTGCAGGCTGCCGTTGCCGCATCCAGCGCCATCGATGACGCACAGATCAGCACGAGCACCACCTATTCCTCGAGCAAGATCGTCACGCTGCTCGACGCGCTCAAAGCCGAGATTCTGGGCGGCGCCGATGCCGCCTACGACACGCTGGTGGAAATCCAGCAACTGCTGCAAAACGGCACCAGCGGTCTGGATGCGCTGCTCGCCGCCGTGAACAACCGCGTGCGCTTCGATGCGGCGCAGTCGCTGACCGTGGCCGAGCAACTTCAGGCTCGCAGCAACATCGGCGCTGTCGCCGCCAGCGACGTTGGCAACACCGACACAGACTTCGTCGCCGTGTTCGAAGGCGCACTGGTCTGATGAGCCTTGCGTCGCGCATCAGTGCGCTGGCCAGCCGTGTCGGACTCGAGGTCAAGACCAAGATCGACGCCACCCACCCAGGCCTCGCCCGGGCGTGGGTGTGCTTCGGCTACGTCGGCAACCAGATCGTCGTGCGGTCGTCGCACAACGTGGCCAGCGTGACCCGGACGGCAACGGGCCGCTACCGCGTCACTTTCGCCACCGCCATGCCAGACGCCAACTACTGCTGGACGGCGCTTGCCCGCAGCAGCACCAACAGCGGCACGCAGCGCATTGCCATCGTGCGATCCAGCACCGACCAGAAGACCGCCCAGTTCGTCGACATCAGTTGCGCGACGACCTCAGCGTCGTTTTCCGATTCCTCCGAAATCAACCTCACGGTGTACCGCTGATGGCCTACACACAAGCACACCTCGACGCACTGGAAGCGGCGCTGGTCAAGGGCGAAAAGCGCGTGATCTTTGGCGACAAGACCGTCGAGTACCGCAGCGTCGATGAACTCCAGGCCGCCATTGCGGCGGTCAAGCGCGACCTCTTCGAGCAGGCCGTGGACACCGGGCTGTGGCCTGGCGCGCCACGCCAGATCCGGGTCACCACCGGCAAAGGGTTCTGAACATGGCGTGGTATTCTAAAATCCGCAGCCTGTTCGGCCCGTCACCTGTTCACGAAGCAGCCGGACGCGGGCGGCGAGCCCTTGCGTGGATGCCTGGGAATCCGGGCGCCGTGGCCGCCATGCTGGCGACCTCCCACGAGCTGCGTGTGAAATCGCGTGACCTGGTGCGCCGCAACGCCTGGGCCAACGCCGGAATCGAAGCCTTCGTGTCCAACGCAGTCGGCACTGGCATCAAGCCGCAGTCGATGGCCAAGGACGAAACCTTCCGCGCTGACGTGCAAGCGCTGTGGCGCGACTGGACCGAGCAGGCTGACGCCAGCGGGCAGACCGATTTCTACGGCTTGCAGGCGCTGGCTGCCCGGGCGATGTGCGAAGGAGGCGAATGTCTGATCCGGTTACGCCACCGTCGCCCCGAGGATGACCTGGTCGTTCCGCTGCAACTGCAGTTGCTCGAGGCCGAACACCTGCCGCTGAATCTCAACACTGAACTGCCGTCAGGCAATGTCGTTCGCTCCGGCATTGAGTTCGATTCGATGGGGCGGCGGGTGGCGTATCACCTGTACCGCTCGCATCCGGAGGACGACCGGCTTTCCCCGATGTCCGGACAAGGCGGCCAGGACACGGTGCGCGTGCCGGCGGCCGAGATCATGCACCTGTACCGCGTGCTGCGCCCCGGACAGATCCGGGGCGAGCCGTGGCTGGCGCGCGCCCTGGTGAAACTCAACGAACTCGACCAGTACGACGACGCCGAGCTCGTGCGCAAGAAAACCGCCGCGATGTTCGCCGGCTTCATCACGCGCCTGTCTCCCGAGGACAACCTGCTGGGTGAAGGCGTGGCCAACGATGCAGGCATCGCGCTGGCGGGAATGGAGCCCGGGACGCTGCAAATCCTGGAACCCGGCGAGGACGTGAAGTTCTCCGATCCCGCCGACGTGGGTGGCAGCTACGGCGAATTTCTGCGCGCGCAGTTTCGCGCGGTCGCCGCTGCCATTGGCGTGACCTACGAGCAGCTGACCGGTGATCTTTCCGGCGTCAATTACTCCTCGATCCGCGCCGGAATGCTGGAGTTCCGCCGTCGCACCGAAGCTATTCAGCATGGCGTTCTGGTGCATCAGCTGTGTCGCCCGGTCTGGAATGCCTGGCTCGATCAAGCAGTGCTGTCCGGCAGCCTCACGGCGCCAGGCTATGCCAGACATCGGCGTGACTACATCGCCTGCAAATGGATTCCGCAGGGCTGGCAATGGGTCGATCCCGAGAAGGAATTCAAGGCGATGCTGCTGGCGATCCGCGCGGGCTTGATGTCGCGCTCGGAAGCCATCTCGGCGTTCGGTTACGACGCCGAGGACGTTGACCGCGAGATCGCCTTGGATAACCAGCGAGCCGATGAACTTGGCCTGATCTTCGACTCCGATCCGCGCCGCACCTCCAAGGATGGCGGCAGCGCCGAACCCAACTCACAGGCGACCGACAGCAATCCGTCGCCCCCCTGAAGGTTTTTCGATGACCCTGCTACCGCATATGGCGGCGCGTATCTTTGGCGCGCCGCTGCTGATTCATCGCCCGAAACTCGAGGTGATCCTCGCCGTACTGGGGCCACGCATCGGGTTGACGGATAACGGCACGCCACTTCCTTCACCTGCTACGCGCAGTCCACCCGCACCGGATGCGGGCATCGCCGTCCTGCCGATCTATGGCACGCTGGTGCGGCGAACAGTGGGGCTGGATGCCGCCTCTGGCCTGACCAGCTATCAGGACATTGCCCGTCAGCTCGACAGCGCCATCGCTGATCCGTCGGTGGCGGCCATCGTGCTCGACATCGATAGCCCGGGCGGTGAGTCCGGTGGTGTGTTCGATCTCGCCGACCGCGTG